TAAAAGCTGAAGCTACTGGCGATTACATGGGTAAAATGGCCCAAACCAGATCTCAAGCTTTACAGGATATTGTAACTTCTAACAGACAGCTACAAGCTGATATGTTAACAAAAGTACCTTCACTACAAGAGGCCGCATTACAACCTAGTCAAGTTATTAGAGATATTGGTGCGGATTATGAAGGTAGATCTCAAGCAGAAATTGATGCTGCAAGAGAAAGGTTTGAATTTGAACAACAAGCACCAGGTCAATCACTTAGAGATGCATCTTCAATGCTAGGTGGGATTGACTTTGGAAGTGTAACTAAGACTACAGGAGGAGGTAAGTAATGCCTATACCCGCATTATTAGCAATGGCGTTAGGTGGAGCAGCAATAGGTGCTTTAGCTAACCCAGATGATAGAAAGAAAGGAGCCCTTGCAGGATTAGGTGTGGGTCTTCTTGGCCCAGCTGCTGCTGGTGCTATGGGAGCAGGTGCTACTGCCGCAGGTGCTACTACTGCCGCAGGTGCTACCGCCGCAACTACTACCGCCGCAGGTGCTGCTGCCGCCCCTGTAGGTATGATGGCTAAAATGAATGCTGCTGCTCAAGCAGGCCTTACTAAGCTAGGCACTATGGCAACAAGTGAGACAGCTAAAGGTCTTGGTAAATCAGCTGCTGAGGGTGCTGTGGGGATTGGTGTACAACAGGCATTAACTCCTAAGCAAGTACAACATGCACAAACACAAAGCATGGCAATTCAAACCCCACAACAAGCACCACAAAGTATGTATCAACAAGCAGCAATTAATACTCAAAATAGAATGAAGCGTAGGGGACAACCCAAAAGGTTCATTTAAAAAAAGGGGAATATAATGTCAGAATCAAATTCACTCGTCAAGCTTTTCAATGATATTATGAAAGGCATGGATGACGATGACGAAAAAAAATTACAGCAGTTTACTCCTGATGGTGTACCTGCAATGATTGCAAGACCCCCTATGCCTGAGGAGGTAACGCCTCGTGTTAAAGAAAACCAAACAGTACGTCAAAAACAAGAAGAATACTATTTGGATACCTTAGATGGATCAGACCCCAGGCAGTTGCGAAGTGCTAATAGTATAAGAGCAGAGATAACTGGTCCTAATAACAACAATAGGGTCGTCCCTGCTCCTCAACAACCTGTAGGTCCTATTGAACAACCTGTAAGACCTATTGAACAACCTGTAAGCTCCATTGAACCACCTGAGTTACTAAGAAGAATACCACAGTATGAGTCAAGACTTGACGACCCTCAAGCTGGTATTGTACAACCAGATGGTAGAATGGGTACACATCAAATGGCTGCTGAAGTAGACCCTGAAACAGGGATGATGACAGCTTTCCCTATGATCACTGAGATGCCTGATGGTACGTTAAAGCAGTTTGAAAATAAAGATGAAGCTTTAGCATACAATAAATCTGTTAATAACGTAAAAGCATTTAGTGATCCTCAAGAGGGTATTGACTACGCTAAGGGTGGTTACAAAGAAGGTACTGCATTAGCACCTACAGATCAACAAAAGTTTTCTGAGCAGTTTGGGGATGTACCTTTAATGGGTGAGGTTCCTAAAGTAGAACAAGTAAGTGAGGTTGAAAATAGGATAACAAAGTACTTAGAGTCTGATGAAGGTAAAGGGGTATTTCCTAATGCACCCGAAGAAAGACGAAGGGGTTTTGTTGAGAAAAAAGTATTAAAAGAAATGGAAGGGGAAAGGGAAAGACTTTCTAAAACTGCACCTGTTTCAGAACAAGAAAGAGCTGAGTGGAGATTATCAAACCCTCAACTGTTTCCTGGAGCTGAACCAGAGGCTATAGATAAAATTATCCAAGAAGAAAAGTATGGTACTAAGAGGGATGATAAGTATTTTAATACTAAGGTTAAACCTCTCGAGCTTACTGAAGATGGTGTACCCTCTTTGATTGCAAGACCACCTAACGGTGAAAAGGTAGAACAAGAAGTTGTATCTAGTAATCAAGCAGTGGTAGACCCTAACAACCAAGATGCTAAGTCTTCAGTTGATGCTGAAGTAGATAGGCTATTGGAAGAAGGTTTACCTAGAGGTATGATGGGTGACGATGGTAGTCTTGAGTTTGAACCAGTAGATCCAAATAAATTAGACCCTAGTGGTGACCCAGTTAAGGTTAAAGAAACTAAACAAGGGTTCCTATCTACACTATGGGATGGGGTTAAAGATATTATTGTAAGCCAAGTTAAAGACCCTGCAAACCAAAAAGCACTCTTTGCGTATGCTGTTAGTCGTGCATTAGGTTATGATGGTGTTACTCTTGCAAGTCAAGTGCTATCTAATGAGTGGAAGGTTGGTGCAGCTACTGCTAAACATGAGCGAGAGCTTGAGAAACTTTATGGTAAAGAAAACCTAGCTGCTTTGAAAAAGCAACAGGAAAACCTAACCATAGATTACTCTAAGCCTGTGACTGTGTTTAACCCTGATACTCAAGAAAACTACACTGTATTTATGACTAAGGATAAACAAGGTTTTGTATTCGATGACGGAGGCACTGAGCCTTTTACTGTCTCAACATTACTTCAAGGTGGTTATTCTATTGGTGAAGGTTTAGACTTTGCGGATCAACAGCAATTACTTTCTGATTTAATGGAAAAAGATGCAAAGACCTACGCTGCAACTATAACAGATAATTTCTTAAACCCAGACCTTGAGGGCAAAGAGCGAGATAACGTTAAGAAAGCCCTGGCACTTGCCAGCGAACCTCCAGTTATTAGGGCAGCTATGACTGCGTTTACTAATAAGTATGGAAGGGGTACTGACTTTACCACTGCTGAAGTAAAAACTATAGCAAGTAATGGTATAAATAATTACTTACGTGCTGTTGCTGATGGTAGAGCTAAAGGTTCTAAAGACCTTATAGGTTACATGGATTACGAGCAGATTAAGTATGATATTACCGACAATGGAATACCATCATCCTTCTTCACTATCTCAGGTGAAGAGGATCAAGAGATTGGTGTTAATGGTTGGTCACGTACTAATAATGTCGTTAACAAAGTAACTAACAACATTAACTCAAGATTAGGTAAAGGCTCTTACACTAACACGGATATCTACAAAGTACTAGCTGATGAGTTCAATAAGAAGCAAGGTGATAAAGAGTTTATGACTTTTTGGAGCAAGGCATCTAATAACTCTGCAGAAGATAAGGCAGAAGCCTTGTCACCAGCTATGCTATGGGTTCAAAGTATTACGAGGCAGGATGTATCGCCTTCATACAAAGCCCCTAGCTTAACTGAGGTATTAGATATGTTAGCCAAAAGAAAGGGTTAACTTAAACTATAGGAGACTAGTCGATTATGAGCGACAATAAACAAGTATATTATGGGCAAGACGCAATAGCTCAGGTCGAACAAAACATAGGTAGGGAATTAACCTATGCGGAGAAAAGAGTCGTTGAGGAAGAGGGGTACGTTGCTACCCCTTACCTCGATACTAAAGGTGTTATTACACAAGGAGTTGGTCAAACAGGAGAGTGGATTGAAAAAGGTTTTGAAGCTGCATATCAACATCACGTTGACAGAGCTGAGAGACGAATCCCAGGCCTAAGAGACCTACCAGAACCCTTACAAGCTGAGCTAGTACAAGCTGAGTATAGGGGTGACTTAGGGACTTCTCCCACTTTTGTACGATTGCTGAATGCAGGTAACTATGGAGAAGCATCTTCTGAGTTCCTTGATAATAATGACTATCGAAAATCACAAGAAGAAGGTACAGGCGTGCATAAGAGAATGAAGAAAGTCTCTGATGCAGTTGGCTCTTATGCCTCAGAAAAGAGGAGAGCAGTACCTGAGGCTGCACTTCCTACAGACGACTTCCAAGTCGGAAGCTCAGGGTTCTCATTTCTTGACGGTGATACTATCATTAATCAAGAAACTGGGGAACGTATTAGGTTTCCAGAAATAGATCTAGCAGAACTCACTAAAGTTACTCGTGAGCAAGGCTATGATGTAGGTGAAGGAGCAGGTCAGGTAACTAAACAGTATGTTTCTTACTTGGCTAACAAATATGGATATACAAATGTAGTACCCTCTAAGCAAGAAGACAAGTATGGGCGTAAGATTGGGGACCTTAAAGACTCCAATGGTAACTCCTTTACAGACTTTTTGATTGGTGCGGGTATTGCAAGGCCTACATTTATAGGTGACTCCACTCAGATGATGAGTGATGACAGCTACAATAGGTTTTTATACAATCAAGGCTTGCGTAGTATACGTAAAGATGAGCCTAAAACTGATTTTGAAAAGGCTGCTGAGCTTATTAAGGTAGCTGCACTAGAGCCATCTAACGGTGTACCTCTAGCTAAGATACAAGCATTCAATGAAGAAGAGTTTGCGGCTAACCCTGAGTTATTCTCGGGGGTAATCCTTAGAAACAAGAATGCAACCTATGATAACAGGTCAAAGACACCATTCTCAAGTGCATTCTCAGCGGGTATGACATCAGCTGGTAACTCTTTTAAGATAGCTTCTGCAGCTATTGCAGATACTTTAGGTGCAGATACAGCTCAGGCATGGTTTGAGGGTAGTGCTGACTATAGTAAATCAAAGTTAGCTAATGCACCTAAAATAAGACTGAGCTACAAGGACGTAGACTGGACTTCTTTTGACCAGATCTCAGAGTTCCTAGGGGCTAATGTTATGATGTCCCTACCCTACATGGGTGTAACTGCAGCTGCTGTGATAGCAAAGCCGTTTACTCTTGGTGCTAGTCTAGCCGCACCTGTAGCAATGTACTCAGGTATGATACTTGATGAAATGCCAGGGAAGTTAGAAGATAAAAGCTATGGGGCAGCTCTTGCAGGTGGTACTATTGCCGCTGCGCTGGATAAGTTAGGTCTTAAAGCAGCTCTGGGAACCTTTACTCCATCGCATTTCTTAACTGGTGAGGCTAAAGAGAAAGCATTAGACGCTATAATTAATAGTGGTAAGGTTCAAACAAGAGAACAAGCTAAGGATGTACTGGCTAGTGCGACTAAACGTGAGCTATTAGGCTACGTAGACGATGCAGCTGACTTTGTACAGAATCAAATCACTAAAGGCTACATGCTTAAGCAATTTGGTAAGAGACTTATGGCATCTGCAGGTGTTGAGGGTAGTACAGAGGTGCTACAGGAACTAACACAGTACACTGCATCTGTTATGGGATCTGAAAAGACCTGGGATTACGCTGAGATTGAAGAACGAATGGCTAATGCTGCCATTGCAGGCAGTATGATTGGTGGTTCTTTCTCTGTACCCTCTACAGCTTTCCAAGCAGGACAATGGAAGGATGCGGGTGTCGCTAAATCTGAATATGATAATAGATTTGATGACGCTTCTTCAGGCTTTAGGGCAGAAGCTGCTGCTGATACCTCTGATGGTAGCCCAAAGGGTGTTATCCCTAGTATTAGTGAGAAGCTCGGTACTGTTTGGAATAAGATTAACTTAAGAAAAGCAGCAGACAGAAAAGCAGGTGTTGATGCTAAGGATAAACGAGGCTTTGCTGACATTGCTGATAAGGGTGATGAGACTAAGGATAGTAGATCTCGAGGGACTAAGCTTAAGGATGCTCTAAGTGATCCGGTATCTACCCTAAGGAGTGCGTTAGACACTCGAGTCACATTAGAGATGCTTAACAAGAGCCCAGCTTTACGTTTACTCTATGATCAGTTTGGTGGTAGAAAGAATAAGACATACGGTGGAGTTGACTTTCAGAACGACAAGACTCAAAACTTTACAGATTTTGAAAAGTACTTAAGACCCATGGAAGCGGTACTTGGGAGCTTTAGGGTTAAGGCTAAGTCTTATGGTAAGCGTAAGAAAGCTATCTCTACCTTAGTTTATGACTTTTATCTTAATGAAATAAAGAAAGTCACTAAGACAGATGAGAAGGGTAATGTAAAAACTATGAGTGGTGAGCAGGTTATTGCCGCTATAGATTGGAACAACCTTTCAAAGCCAGAGTACACCGAGAATACTGTAGCTCTTAAGGAGTTTATACAAGAACTGTATAACGTTGATGATGCTATGTATCAAAACGTAACAGCTGTACAAGAGATGTCAGGATCAAGCAAGATAGGTAACCTTCAGGATCACATATTTAGAAGTAAAAGCTTTTTAAAATCTGCTATTGCTAAGAATAAAGAAGAGTTTATTAACCTATTAGCTGAAGAGTATGGTCTCAGTAGAGATGTAGCAGCTAGTGTTACTGATCTTATTGTAGATAACCCCGATGTGAATACATTAGATGAAGCTTTTGATTTGACTAAGGGTGGTATACTACCTAAGACACACAAAAGAAGATCATTAAGTCTTTCGGATAACCCTAAGTTTGATAAGTTTGTAGAACAGGATTTGTTTAGAAACTTAGAGAACCTTATGAAAGGGTCTGCTCGTTACATGACAATGACTAAGTTTGTTGGACGTAACAGTGAAGTGCTACTACAGCAAATAACTGATGTGTACAATGACTTGCGTGGTGATGCGGAGGTTAACTCTGAAGCTGAGAAAGAAGCCAGAAGAGTTGTAGAAGAGCTAGCGGCAAACCTTAGGGACCTTGTAAATGCTGACTCTGGTAACTATAAAAGAATTAATAACCCTACTATACGTGGGGCTCAGAAGTTCTTAACAGCTACAGCTACACTCAGTATGCTACCACTTGCAGCTATATCTTCTGTAGTAGAGTTCGCCCTAGTATTTAAGGGTGCATCTTTACAAACAATACATAAGAATGTAGGTAGTTTTGGTATACTTGTAGGCAAGGAGCTTCATGAGTACTTTAAGGAAGTTGGAAGGATTGCGGGGGTAACACCACAGTTTAGTAACTTTGACTCACAACTTAAGTCAAGAGCTCAAAGATTAGGTGAAGACTGGAGACATAAGGATATAGATGACCCTAGGAAACTCATAAGGGAAGCTGGTTTCTTATCTCAAAAGACTGGTGCAGCTACAGTGGTAGGTGTGTCTGAGTCTAACCAGTTTACTGAAGCACTAATGAACTCTTTCTTTAAGATTATTGGTTTGCAAGGTATTACTAACCTTACCCGTACCATGAGAGCAGCTATATACAATGACTTCTTAATTGAAAACTTAGACATAATACACAGACAAGAAGGTAAACCACCCACTAATGAATCTGCTGAATCTGAGAAAATGCTAAGGTATATAGGTATCCCTATAGACCGTATGCTTGACCTTTCACGTAGACTTAAAGTGGCTCAGGATACCGATGGTAACGTTAGTGAAGAGCTAATTGCAGCTTGGGATAGAGAGTTTAATAATGGATTAATTAACTTTGTCAACGCTTCAGTACCAATGCCAGGAGCTATGAGCAGACCACTGTTCTATAGTAACCAGCACTTTGCAATGTTCACTCAGTTCCAAGGTTTTATCTCTGAGTTTACAGCTAATCACTTACCTAATATGTGGGACACTGTTAAGACTGCAAACCCAGGGATGAAGTTTTCTGTCTTTGCATCTATCATGTCTATGCTTATGCTAGGCTATGCATCTCAGTACCTCAAGGACCTTATAAAATATGGAGAAGGATCACCATACTTATCAGATCAAGAGAAGTATTTGAGAGCATTGTACTCTACAGGATTGTTAGGTACAACAGAAAGAATATGGAGTAACAACTACATCTTACCTTTGTATAAGGATAGAAGTAGAAATGCAACAGAAGCGATTTGGAACTTTGCGTCAGGAGAAGCCCCTGTCACAGGTATCTTTGAGAATGTAGTGGGCTTCGGACGGAGTGCAATGGAAGGTGATACAAGAGGTACCTTTAAAAGAGGTTTAGGTCTAACACCATTAGGCCCCTTTAAGCACAGACTATACGACACATCCGTAGAACAAGGTTGGATAACAGGAGAATAGCTAATGGCTAGACGAGCAGGCGGAGGGTCTACGATTGTAGGCCCTAAGGATGTTACACCAGAACAAGAACAAGCTAGGTTAGATGAATCACTAGCAGCCCTAAGGGCTACGGCAGCCAAAGGACAGGCTGAACGTGACAAGATGGATGAAGTTATTGGGGCTACGGAAGGCCCCCTTGACTTACCTTCAGAGCAGGTTACGGAACAACTAACACAGGAAACAGAAGCTGCAAAGATCCTACCACAAATAGAGATCCCAGCGACCCCTGATGTATCTGAAGATAATACTTTAGCAGAACTATCTGCAAGACAGAGGGAAGCTGAGAGGGTGCCAGGGCTTCTTGAGCGTACAGGGATAACACCTGTAACTGAAGGTGGTACTACTAGGCTTAAAGGTGCTGAGAATGCTTTTGGTCTTGAGATGGTTGATAGGCTTAGGGGTTTTACTGATAGGGTTTCTACTCAATTAGATCCTGTATCATTACCTATATCTAGAGCTGCAGATATGGACCCTAATAATCCATTGTTTGATGATCAGCTTGAAAAGTTTAATACCGATGACCCAGAACAAACCTTACGTATGAATAAAGGTGAGGGTGCTTTAGCACTTACTAAGTCTAATGTTTTGTTGTCAAGACAAGGGTTGGGTATAGGTAAATGGAACCCTGATTGGAACCCTGCTGAAGTAGACATTGATAGTAATGGTAAGCTTACTAACTACAACGACTTAACTACTGTGCAACCAGCAATAATTGATCCTGTATATGGCATAGGTGTAGCCTCTGTAATAGAACCTTTTTTACTACAACAAGAAGCTATGGATGCTATTGCTGTACTTGATGAAGATCAAGGGGGAAGGCCTAAGGAAGAATCTCAGGATTTTTCTATGCAGGCTGGAGGTCGTGAACTTTTTAAAGCTTTACGTAAAATGCGTTCTGAAATTGAAGGCGAACCCTCTGACTCTTATGTGGCAGATTATGAAAACTTTACACCTGAAGCTTTTGAGCTTATTTTTAAATGGGGTTTAGATACCTATGCTCAAGCTAACCCAGAGATGGTTACAATAATTCCAGGTATTAAGGGAGAAGCTACTAGAGGTTATGCATTGACTCGTGAAGGTATGGATACGTTAGAGCGTGAAGTTGATAAGTATAGACCTGTAGACTTTGACTATCCACTTATGGTTGAGACATCACCTGAGGGGACCTTTCAGTATGAGCAAAGGACTGCACGAGGTAGTACAGGACAGAACCCTAATAGAGATCCGTCTATAGTAGAGGAAGCTAAGTATAACGCACACCAAGTTAACATAGTGTTTGACAATCAACGTACTAAGATTGCTACACTATTTGGTGCTCATGCACTTGCTACTGCACCTGTAGAAGGTAGACAGGAAGGTACAAACTTTACTCTTGATGCGTTTGATATAGGCCCTCAAAGATACTTGAAGATTAAGAGTATTGCTGCTAAACAACAAAGTCTTGTAGAGAAATATAAGATAGATCGTGAAGAGGTTAAGGCTCAAATAGAAGAAAACCCACTACCTTTCTTATATGCTAAACTTGATAGGCTTAATGAGAATATTAAGTTTAGAGAAGAGTTGGTAGAAAAGTACACTAAACCTGAAGTTATTAAGCAGCTGTACTATCAACATGCTAATAAGAATCTTGAGGTCCTTGTGAATCTAGCTAAGTATGATGGAGATACTTTTCATTATTCTTATTTTAATCAACGAGCTACCCAAAGACTAACTACTCATCAGAATAAGATGTCATTTCAAAACAATCACCTTGTACGTAACGTAGTAGGGTCTGGTGTTAAGTATGACATACGCCCTATGAGTGGTTCCCCTAATGAAGTTTCTTTCTTAGAAAACATGGGGTACTTATTCTTTGATGGTGCAGGTATGGTGCCACAAGCAGCAACTAATAGAGCAAGGCAGCACATAACCCAAAGGTCTCCTAGGTACAAGCGACTTGTAAGTATGGGGTCTAAGCTTAAGGATGCGTTAGATAACTATAACCCAGAAGTAACTAGGGGTCAGTTTAAAAACGTTAAGGTTACCCCTAAAGGTATCTCTGGTGTAGATGGTATTAAGGCTACAATGCCTGAGTCTATTATGAATGATACTGAAGTTAAGTCTTTCTTAGATGCTATGTCAGCTGAACCTGATTCACATAAACACTTTGTACAAGTTATGGATTATCTTATAGACTTGGCTAAGTATGATGAATCTATGAAAGCAGGTAAGTCATTCCATACTTCTATAAACTCTATTGAGGTTGATGGTATTTCTAACGGACTAGCTTCTATGTTTTCTGCATTAGGTATGGAAAGTAAACTATATAGGGTTGGAGTTAAGAGGGCTGCAGGTCAGGAGAAAATCCTTGGAAACTTTAAGGATATACCTAACAGGGATGCTTATGAAGGTAATATCAGAGCTACACTACAACAAAACCTTCAAGAGTTTTTATCAGACGATTTAGGTGTACTATATGATTCCGCATGGATGCGTAAGTATGGTTATAATGAAACTCAAGTACCTATGCTACAAGAGATAATTAAAATTGCCTCTGATGACCGCAATGAAACTACTTTTAAAAAAATGCCACTTATGACGTTTAGTTATGGTCAAGAGTTACCTAATTTAATTGGATCTGTATATGACACTATCTTAGGTGACCCAGAACTTAAGGCTCTTATTGAAGATGCTTTCCCTGGGGGTATCCCTAAAGCTGCTGAGTTCCTTAACGATTTTAGGAATTTAGCTATCGAGTTAACTTTAGGTAGTGAGATAACTAATTTTGCATCTAGTCTGAAAAGGTTTGTTGAAGTATCTTCTATGTATAATAGACCTGTAGTATTAGACAGTGCAGCTGGTGGTAAGATTTCTTTTGGTGGGTTTATTACTAAAGATGACCCTACTAAAAAGCAATATGCTACTAGACCTGCACCACCAATAGACAAAGGTGGTAGACAAATAAGCCGTAAGAAACTAGAAGCCCAGATTAAGAAAGCTAAAACACCTAAACAAAAAGAAGCTTTGCAACGTCAGCTAGATAGACTACCCCCAGAAACTAAGGTTGTTATTAAGCCTAAGGTTTCTACGTTTAGTCCTCATGCTGAGAAGCAAGGTATGATTGGTGCAAGAGCCCGAGGTTCTATACTGATTGCTTTTGGTCAGGGTTTTGATGGTGCTACTATGCTTAATGTTTTTGCAGGTAAGAACTGGAATAATATTACTAAGCAGAATGGTGGTAGAACACCTTTTATTTTACCTATCTATGACGCTATTGTGACTGACCTAGGTTCTATGCAAGCATCAAGACAAGCTATTAATAATTCATGGGTTGATCTAACAACTAATGGTAAGGTTCTTAAAAGTTTACAAGATAATGTAACAGGGAATGTTGTCTATGGAAGGAAAGAGTTTAAGCGGATGGCTGAAGAGTCTCCTAAGAAACTTATAGATCAGGAAGAACATGGAATGTTAGTAGGGTATATAGCCAGTAAACTAATCCGATTAACTTCAGCTGATCCAGACCTCAAGGAAGTAGGTAGGGATTTGCGTCAAGAGTTATTGGGTGAAGGTGCTACATACTTAGACTTGTTTGCAGCTCAGGAGTTCTTACTTAAGAATGAGTATGAACTGGGTGATACTATCCCTGCACAAGTTAGCAAGTTAGTAAGGAATGCGAATGAAAGATCAAGGAAGGTAGCTCAGAATATCAAAAAGGATTATGATATTATGGGTACTGAAGCAGAGGTACTACAGTATGCTGCTGACGATTTAAAACTTAGCAAAGTCCTTAAGACCTTTGACGAGGGATAGGAACTTACCCGACTTATACTAATAGCAATAAAAAAAGGGGCCCGCTAAGGCCCCTCTTGGACCCCTTAATTGGGGTCCTTTTTTTTAATAACCTTTCTTATTTAAGATAGGCTCTGCATGGTTAACGGTAGCTCTAGCTTTGTTTGCTAGATCGTTAGCCATACTTTCAGCTACCTCAGGGTCTAAGCCCTGGGCAATGTACCCTGCAAAGTTCTCTGCAGCTACATGTTCGATGATAGCATCATTGATCTCTGGTGTGTACGCTAGCTTAGGGTCTAGTCCTAACTCCTCAACGTAATCCATATCATCAATGCCATCATGCCTCATAATGTTATAAGACTTCTTACTCATACTCCACTTCCTTATATACTTTACCGATTGATATATTAATAAATGGTAATAGGATTATAACCCCTTCCATACACATGGTATCTATATCACCAGTCTCTCTGTTCATTGTCCATACTGGCCGTGAGTCTACAAACTCAAGGTCAATACCCACTCCATTTCTTATCTCACCAGATATAATGGTATCTTTAATACTAAAATTCATTACTCATCCTTTACGAATACGCCGTCAACCATTCGCCCTGTTCGTGTACTGATAACCTCATAGGCTTGATTGAGACAATCGTACAGGTTAGTGTTCCAAAGCTTTGATTGCATGATTAGTGTTACAAGTATATCACCAATAGCATCCACAGCTTCCTCTCTGTCCTCAGCCTTGATGGCATCAAACAACTCTATTACTTCCTCTTCTGTCTTGGAGAACTGCTTTAGCTTACGCTCAGTAGACGGAGGAGCATCTGTAAGGATACCCTTAGACCACCCCCAATCAACTACTTTAGATTCCAGATCTTCAAATATTTCATAACCACTAGACATCTTCATTCATTACCTCCAAGGACCCAAGGGAAATCATATTAGCGTAGAGTTGGAACGCACCAATGATGGCTACGTTAGATACCCTACCGTTATACTTAAGGATTATTTCTTCAAGGTCAGTGACTAAAGCCTCCTCAATCTTGAAGTGATCTTCCGTTAAAACTGGTGTGTCTGTATCTACGACACCAGGCATTGTTAATACTTTTTTATTTTTCATATGTAATCCTTAGGTTAAGAAAAGAAATAATCTGAGCTAACTACTTCCTCTACTTTGAGGGTTCCTAGCTCGGGTTGTTGTACAGAGTATCCTTTGAAGTTTTCAATCAACATGGATTGTATTCTATCAAAGAAGTTGTTTACGTTGTATAGCATAGCAAATTGCCACTTAGTGTGCTCGACTAATTTATCTATGTCACAAGCATGGGTAGAGAATGAATCATGGATAGCCCCAAAGGTCCCAGGGAATGCTTCAATAACCTTAGCCATATGGGCTGCATCCATTGAGTGTACAAAGTTAGGTGAACACCCAGATGCAAAGGACCTTCTACAAGGTATTCTGTTACCCTCTTTCGTGGTTACAGGTATCTTTACACTATGTCCTATCCTACCTACTGTACGTATGGTGCTTCGGAACGTCATGTTCTTTTGCTTCCATACCTCATAGAGCACAGGGAACCCTGAGGGTGTAGTCCATTGTAGACAAGTCTCTCCGCTTTCGATTATAAAGTTAGTTACCTTCTGCAGAAACTTCATGGTCTTTAGGGGACCAACACATGTATCGTTAATAGCAAGGATTAGATTACGTGCAAGTAACTCAGAGTCCTCTTTGGTTACCTTATACTTCTTATGGTAACCTTCAACCTTACAATCATGATACATATTCTCTGCTATCTTACGTTGACCTGCAGAGTAGGCTCTTGTCATAGACCCACGTTTAGCGATCCCTTTCCTAATACACTTCATTGGCATATTACGTTCAGCAAACCAATCAGGCATTCTCTTTATTAATCGTTTAGCTACTTGTACATAGAAGTCTTTCTGTATCTCTTGGGGTACAAGGGACACTAACTCACCTGCTTGTTTGTCTTTGGACATTGCAGCTAGGTGTTGCCACCCATTGTTACTGCCATCTACAGGTATTGGTAAGTGTGACTTGTAATCCTCACCAGTATCAAGGTATCCCTTAAGGTCCAGTGCACATGCCAATAGAGTTACTGGTTTCTCTGCGTCCATCTTGAACTCCAGGTTCTTTGCAGAATCCAGAATCATATTGATGTTCTTCAGAGTCCATTGTGCTCTATCATCTAAGGTCATCTTGTCTACTGATATAGTATCCAAGCCTTCCTCTTCTAAGTGTGCCTTGTAATCTTTGCTTAGCCACGGCATAGTCTCCAGCTCATCTAACGTATATGACTTGTTGTATGAACAGGCAGTATGTATGCACAGCCAATAGTAACCTCGAGGTCCTAGGCGTTTACCTTCATCAAACTCAAACAAACCCTTAGCTATATCAGAGCCTTGGAAGTTTAAGAATGATTCCGTGTAGTATACCCTACCTCTATAATCACATTCGACTGCTTGATAGAAAGTCTGATCACCAATTGCATTAGCCTTGTTCAGTACGAACTTCATTTCAATACGTTTAGACTTACCCTTATCGGATGAGTCTTTCATATCTACAAACTTAGATACGTTATCTCTCATAGCCTTTACAAGGGTAGTGTTTAAACGCCATGGAACTCTCTGTAGCTTGTCTAAAGCTTTTACAAAGGGCTCATCAAGGCATTGGTTAAAGTCTCTCTCAGAGGTCATACGTTTGATATACGGCCTCTTGGTTATTGGGTTACGTAATCCAGTTATACGTGGGAATTTCCTGAAGCTAGTACCTGTTAAGGTTGACCCTTCATATGCGGGTGGTATGTCTCCTAGTTCTTCCCAAGTATCTGTAAGGTATATCACATAGGGTGCACGATAACCTTCATACTCACGTTCAAGCTCCATGTACCCTAAGATTATAAAGGCTTCTACAAACAAATCACCTACACAGAATAACTCTGTATACGTACTGTTAGTTAAACCTATCCTGGATACTACAGCTAACCCTATGGCTGATGATGTAGCGGTTAGTTTGAATGGTTTCCCATGGGCCCTACGGGACTTTAGGAACACACTCTGTGCAGCCTGTACTGCTGCAATAACTAACTCCTCATAGTCAACACCATAATCTACATGCCTGTTTAACAACTCGATGCCCGAGTGATTCCTACCTCGGGCACCTTCTCTATTACTCCTTATATACTCTGCTACTTTATGGATAGCATTAGTCATCTAAGCTCCTGCATTGTAGTCTAAGAAATCTACTTGACCTTTCAATCGTTTTGTTCTCTGGTCATAGTAGGCAGAACCACAGTCACCTGTGAGACCAGTAAATCTGGACTTGAGAACTCTCAGGTGTATGGTGTTGCGCTCATCTTCATTCTGTGCAATTAAGTTACGTGCAAAGGTAATGATGTCAAAGCTAATTTGTTTGATCGAACCTGACCCCTTGATGTCATCAATAGAAGCTAGGTGTCCCTCTTCGAAGGACTTACCCTGAGACTTACGTAGGTGGGATATAATACCCAACCATACATCATGCTTCTTAACTACCTTAAGTAAGTCAGACATGATAGCATCAATAGCTTCATTACCTGTCTTACCATCAGAGCCTTCTGACACTGCAATAGTTATGTGGTCAAGCACTAGGTATTTACAGCCTAGTAAACAAAGGTTTTCTATCTGATCTATAAGAGATGAATCTGATACAGCACCGTTGTGATCAAGCAAAATGAGACGATTATCTCCAAATACTTTATCAAAAGCTTTTCTCTCCTGTTCTTCTGTAGGATCTTCAGGTGTAAACATCTGTATAAACTTTTGAGCGGAGTCACCGATAGATTCCTCTAGTGATATCATCCCTATGTTATCTTCGGTTTCTGTCTTCAGTTGTAAGATGATCTCCTTGATCATTGTTGATTTACCGCTACCTGTACCTGAGGTAAACAGAGTAATCTCTCCCTGCCTCATACCTGATAGCTTATCGTTAAGTCCTTCTAGACACTTGGGGTAAGGCACAGATTTAACTGTCTTACGTTTAGTAAACTCCTCCCAAATATCTTCCCCTCTTACTACGCTTGCTGGGGTATACTGTCTAGCACCCCAGAAAGCACTGATGATTGCAGAGTGACCATGCTTTATTAGTGTTTCACATGGGTCATTCTCTGGCAAGTGTGCTACCTTTACTTTATCCCAACCAATAATCTTGGCGGCCTTGTCGATAGCTTTCTCACCTGCTTCATCTTGGTCGAACATAAGTACAACCGTATCAAAAGATCTTACCCACTCCCTGTTAGCAATCAATGGGTTTAGATTACTAGATGAGGGCAGGGAAACTACAGGGTATATCTTTCCACTTTGACTTAAGTTTGCTTGGGCTACAGCCATAGCATCCAACTCACCCTCAGTGATAGTCAAAGTCTTACCGCCCCGACTAAAGGACGATTGACCAAAGAGTTCAATGTCAGAGAAGTTACCCTTGACCTTGAAGGCCTTAGGTAGTTCTCGTATCTTGAACGCTGTAGTCTTACCCTTAACTGTGTAAGGATAGTAGTGTGCCTCGATAGTACCATCCATATTGTACGATACTTTCATTCCATAGTGCATTGCAACTTGCTTAGTGATGCCTCTCTCTTGAACCCCACGGGTATCATAGGATTCAATTGTTTCTAATGTTTCAGTTGCTACTGGAGTCTTTGGTTCTGGCATATCAGTTTCTCTATCTTTTTCTACTGTAACTTTCCCACAAACAAAACACTTACCAATACCGTTGGAGTACATACCAACGCCATCAGAAGATCCACAATGTTTACAGGGCATATGTTTTACAAATCTATCTTTAGTCATTAAGACCACCGCTGTTCTTTAAGGTTCTTTACTATCTGTCTCTTCTTCTGAGACTGCTGTTTCTTCTGCATCCGTGCGGTTTTCTTGCTCCTTGAACTCTTCTCGTATATCGTCTGTGATTCCGACAAGTCTTTGTCTTGTTTCATTGTCTACTGATTCCTTAGGTATAAATTTAATTGCACCTATTTGTCTGTTAAGAAAGACAGGAGTACCATCAGGGTACTTCTCTGTTAACACATCAAGATCCCATTGTACCTTAACTTCTCCTGCAGATAAACCACCTTTGGTTTCAAACAGTTGTAGTATCTCATAGGTAAAGTACTCTTCACCAAGGTTACTTATCATTTTATTGATGTGAGATGATGAGCTACTATAGGTTTTCCAGTTGGATACCTTACGTTCTTTACCCTTACGATACATATGGAACTGCTTCCTACCTATATATCTTTTAGGTTCTTCAGGGTGACTACAAGTAATTAAGTAGATGAACCCAAAGTAATCATCAGGGTCGAAGTCAGGACCACTGTATACCCAGTGGCCAAGGTTTTGTTTAAAGTCTGTCTTCATATACTAACTGCCTTAGAGTTTCACTGGTTGTATAGTAGACATCATCCATCCAGTCACATACACCATCGAAGCCTCTTTCTTTAACCCAAGAGTTAAGATCTAAAAGATCTGGTTCTTCTTTAAATATTTTAAGGTACTCCTTAAAGGAATACTTTTCATATTCACTTAACTTAGACTTAACTACAATGTACTCACTTTTAGACTTAGTAGTTTTACCAACATCTTTAAAGTCGCTCATCGTAAGTTACCCTCCCCATAGACTTCTTCAATTGTCATATGGCGTAAGTCATCAAAGCTCCTACGCATATAGATTAGGTTGAAACATACTTCTAGTTTCTCTTTCCAATCTCGGGGGTGCTTCTCTCTCCAAGTAGACCTAACAGCATCTAACATCTTATCAGGCTCTACACCTTTAAGAATCTTCTCAGCAGTCTTAGGACCTACACCTTTCAAACCCTGGATATTATCTGAAGCATCACCAGTTAGCAATTGCTTGCACAATAAGTAATGACCAGCATCCTTATCAGTAAGGTAGAGTTTGTTCTTGTTAAAGTTGTAATGCCAACCAGGAACCATGTCGATATCCTTGTCCACATGTGCAATAACAAATGAACTACCTTCAGCCTCAGCTTCAGTAGCCCATATAGATACCACATCATCTGCCTCACAACCATCAGAAGCCACACACCCAGTGTCCCAACAGTATTGGTACAGGCTATCAAGTCTTTCCTTAACCTTAGGGTCCATATCTTGTTTACTACGAGTAGCCTTGTAGTCATCTACTATATCATACCTGAAGTTACCTTTACCCTTAACAGCAACGTAACCCTTGACACTATTAGTATCTCGCATTACAGCCTTAAGGGCTAAGTCAAAGGTACTCTGAGCTTGAGCATCAGAACTTACAGTATATGCTATCCGATATAACATAGAGTCTGCATCAATAAAACATTTATCAAAATCATATTCTTCTTTATCAGTGAACGTCAGCATAGCTTTCTCCTATTTGTCCGTCACCATCCATACACATAACACCAACACTCTTAGGTGCCTCTCGGAAAGCCTCAACACAGATATCCTTTACGGCTTCTGCATCAGACTCCTTAGCTACAAATACTACCTCATCATGATAGAACAATGTTGGGTAGGCTTCAAGGTTATTCTCTTTGATTTTATTGTAAGCATATACCAATGCTGCTTTACAAGTAATACCTTCGAGTGTTTGTAACAAGTAGTTTAGAGTCTGGTGTTCAGACCCTACCATGATACGTCTGCCATCAGCACCTTCAATAAACCCAGTACCAGTCTTCATTTGAGATAACCTGAACTCATGTTCGAGATCGTCCTTTAGAACCTTAAGACCTGGCAGTGTAGCCTTGAACTTAGCATCAGCTTCTTTACCAATCTTAGCAGACTTCTTACCAGAGATAGCCTCACCTAGTTTAGCATGGCCTGCACCAAAGAGATAAGCATAGATAAACGTCTTAGCCCCTGGTCTACTGATACCCAGTACATCTGCATTACGTTGGTGTACATCCCCATTGATTACCTCATTGGTAAACTCAGGGTCACCGATGTAATGGCATAGACCTCTGAACTGATTACCTGCAGAGTCAGCACCAACTACTTTGTAGCCAGTCTCACAAGTTAAGAGACTACGTAGTTCCTTACCGTAGGGGGCATAGACACCTGGAATGTTGACGATTGTCCTGTGTCTACACCTGAACGATGGAGTACCGATTGTAAACATAGAGCCATGAAGGCGACCATCATTAAACTTTTCTTCATCCTTTACCTCTTCTATCCAACCTTCTACTGTACCTAGTCTGTTACGTAGCATATAGTAATCACTAATATACTTACCTAGTTTACCCAAAGGTTTTAGGGAAGTGTCTGTTAGCTTAGGGCTTTGTCTGATCCACTTACCGTTAATCTTTTTAACAGTCCAGTCATCAGGTTTCCAACCCCTATCCATTAGGAACTTCTTAACCTCTGCCATCTGACCAATGTCAACATCTACTAGCTCAATCCTAGTGTATGGTCCAGATACGATACCATCAGAAGCTCTACAGTCTTCTTCTATTTGGAACCAATCAGTAACCCTTTTGTAATAGAACCCATCTTTCTTGGTGATCTGATCAACCTCTTTGTTGCCACGCATTACTGCTACCTTACCTAGCTGAGGGTTGATTTCGTCTTCAATGGTTTCCATCTCTTCAAGGATATGCTCGTATAAGTTCTGAGCTTTCTCCATATCAAACACCCAACCTTTCTGCGTGATCTCTGCATTTACTTTAGCAAAGTCATGTTCAAGGTTAAGTGCCTGTAGGAACATAGGGTTACTCTTCATCATTACAGATGCTTCTTTAGACAGCCGTTGGTATACCTTAGTGTTTAGATTTACATCTCGGATACAATAGGTAAGCATCTCTTGGCTGTAACAAGTCCAATCTTCATGATCTCCTTTAGGATACTCAAAGAAATCACCCCAACCTTTAAGGCCATGCAGGTGACCACGTTGGTACTTACATAATTGAGACATCAAGAAGGTGTCCCATATCTTAGTAGTAGGGCTAGGCTCCCAGCCTGTAAGGTTCTTAAGGATAGGGAAGTCAAATGCTATTACGTTATGCCCTGCAAGAACGGTTGCTTTAGACATGAATGCTAGACCGTCATCAAGAGATGGTAGGTTATCATCATAGTCTGAATAAGAATAGACCTCACCTGTCTTAGTATCCTCAAGTACAAGGCACCAGATTTTATCAGGGAATAGTCCGTTTGTTTCAATATCAAATACATACTTGCTCATGTTTAGTCCTCTATGAACAGTTTAAGGACAGTGTTCAGGTCAATTAGTTTTAGTATGTTATTTCACAGGCCCCGCCTGCACAAGCTGCCTCAGCACTGAGGTCAGTCTTGTCTTCTACTTCTTTAACTTGGGTCAGGTCAATACCTGTAAGGGCACCTTCCATAATACGATATCGTTCTTCTGAGATATCCTCAAAGGGTGCTTGTACATATGTGCCACCATTATAAGGGAGTACAGAGATACCGTTGTAAGTGTAACGATTCTTCCACATCCACTCACCTACCAGTTCCCACTCATCTTCTTTAAGAGAGATAGTACATGATACGTTATGTGAGTTCTGCCCTTCACGGTGACCAACACCTACCCATTCTACATTGTACTTACGTACACGCTCGAGTAGATTAAGTGGACTTTCAGTTCTTAGAATAGAACCTTCAGGTGCAGCTTGAGGGATTTCAATTACAGCTTGCTCTTCAGGGTTGAAATACTCATCTTCAACCAGCTCTGGATGGTGCTCAGAGAAGTAACCATATAAGGCTTCATTCTTTCCAACACGTTGGCGACGAATATAATAATCGTTATGCCAAGCGTGGATACCAGAACTACTACCAAGGACGCAAGAACTTGTACCAGAAGGCTTAACTGTCGTACATCTTGCCGCAGGATTGATACCCAGTAGCTTTGCCACTCTTTCATTTTCTTTCTTAACTTCATTTGCTGCTTCCTCCAGATCATATTCTAACACAGTCCCTGAACCAATACCAGTTTGACCTACACCAATAAGTGCATCACGTTGACAAGTCTCTTGCCACTCAGGTCTTAGGTAATGGAAGTCAGTGTACCCTGCTTGTAGTGTACCAATTAAAGATGCTGCTCTTGCTCTTTCGTTTAGATCCTTTTGAGATTCAACGTTAGAAGCATTAAGCTCTGTTAGGTTACACATCTGGTAAGGTCGTAAACCAATCTCACAACATGGGTTAGTACCCCAGTCTTTGTCATTGGTAAAGTATAACCCTGGCTCACCAGAACCAGACAACTCTACACGTTCCCATAGTTTATCAAAGGCTTCCTTTGTAATCTTATGGCGCAGCATAACAGCTGAGTTGTTTGATCGTGCACGTTGTGGGTTCGCTTCCCACCAATTACCAGCCTTACAGGCTAACATATCATTGTCATCCATAGAGAACAACGAGATCATAGCAGCCCTACGGATACCACCAGTCAATACAGCGTCAGCAATGTAGCACATCATATCATGCACTTCTAACGTTGTTAGTTGACGACCGATAGCTTGGTCAAAGATAGCTCTCATGTTGTGAATACAATCCTTGAGGGGCTGAGGGCCTGGAGCTTTACCACCAGTAGTAATAAGCATTGCACCCTTAGGTCTAATATCACGATAGTCAAACTCAACATCCATCATGTTATTAAAGTAAGATTCACATAGAACCTTCACTGCATCTGCCCACCCTTCGATGTTATCAGATACTAGGAACCTACGCTTACGTGCCTTAGGCCCTGCAACTTCTGGTAGCTTACGTACATGGTGACGTTGAACTGAGTAACCTACACCAGTACCACCTAGTAGCAGGAACATAGACTCAGCGAAAGCTTCAGGGCTTTCTATAGGTAGGTATGCACAGTTGTAGATTCGATTAGGCGCTAACTCAATTGGTGCACCACCAAACTGTAGTGATCGCATTGATGGCAGTACTTTCTTACTATACACAAGCTTGTACGCCTTCTCGATTTCCTTACGCATCTTAGGGTACTTACGTTGGTGCATCTCTTTATTTCTAGTTACCAGTTCATACCAAGTTTCCCTACGCTCAAGGTCTGGTATATATTTAGCGTACTTACTGAATACTGTTATGTCTGATAGTATTTTATTTGATGTGTTCATTCTCTACCTTTCTTTAAATAATTTCTTATACGAGTCAATGCACCGAAGTCATCCTTCAGTCCGCCTAGTGTTCTGTTACACGAGTGGCATATCCATCCCCTAAACTTACTGGTTAGGTGGTCATGATCTAATGCCCATGGTGATTTATTCTTACCACCACAACCCTTTGCTTCCTCTGCATTACGTAAACAGATAGGGCATTGGTAATCTTCTGGAGGTGGTTCAACTGTATCCCTAAGTTCCTTACGTACCTTTGCAACGGATCTTATACAAAGTCTACAGGTAGTCTTACGATATGCCCTACCACTTTCCATAGGGAAATCTTCTTCTGACTTTTTTACTCCACACTTATTACATATTTTATATTGCATAAATAGAGACCTCTTCTGTAAGCTCTGCATCTACTTTAGATACAAAGTTAATAAACCCAGAGGGCTCCCGTGATTTATACTCTTGTTCTTCTTCTTCTAGCAATGGTATTACTTGGCCCACAAGGGATGCATACCATTTACTACTGTCGTTACAACTAATTATCTTTATATTTTTCATATCCAACCTAGCTGAGTTGCACTGTTGATTATAATCATAAAGCAAGTTACGATATGGACAAGCCACCAGAAAGTCCTGATGACTGCCACAGCATCTGCTTGGTTCTTACTTTCGCCCACCTTTTCGCCCAAGCTTTTTGCCCAGATACGCCACCACTTTTTCATATCCAATCTTTCCTTTTAAGAATTTCTTCTGGGTTTTACTTAAGCTTTCACTTAGTACATAGGTTATTACGATAGCTAATGATACTACTACTAAAACTTCAAACATAATTATTTACCTTTTGTTTTATCTTTTGAGGAGCCCGAAGGGCTCTTAGTTTCTTTCTCTTTGTTTCCAAATATCTTATCCCAATTGTCTTTGAAACTGGTTTGATTTGGGATAGGTCGAGGTCTTGATCCTTTACCTGACATACTATTCTCCTGTAAGTTCCTGATCAATTAGTGTTGCATATCCTGCAATGTCATGCCAACTATCTGCATAGTTAGGATCACCGTTAAGTATCCTTGCAATCTTATGCACTACCATTTCAAGAGATTCTTTTTGAGAGCATGTAAGCCTGTCCCAGTTGTCGGTGTTTCTCATTGTCTCTTTAAAAGACTGAGAGATTTTACCCTGGGACTCAAAGGTTCCGTACCTATTACCTCTTTCTTCTAATGTAATATCAGTGGACTGTGGCATCAGGTTCTTCTCCATCAGTTTCTGGGCCTGTCTCTTCACCCCCAATATCTTGTACGCAATCTAATATGTATGCGCATAATTCAAAGGCTTTACTTTCTTCATCTACTATATCAATTCCTTCAGACTCAAAGCTTACTTTAACATTTGAGTTATCTTCTGTATCTTTTACTCGTATAATATACGATGACATTTGCATGTCCTCCATTGTCGGTTGCTTAAAAAAAGCATGTAACTACATTGTCGGTGTAGCAATAAAATAAGGGGCATAAAAGCCCCTATTGAGATAGTCGTTGCATCTCTTCTGCTAACTCTTCATCTGTTAAATCAGTATAATCAAAGTTAGTATTAATATTTTCTGTACGTTGTAGCTTAGGTTGTTCGTACTCTGCTACAATTGAAGCAAGCCTTGCGGCTTCTACCATATCATCACTCGAGATAGCCTTAAGCATTGCGAGTTTCATTACAGTAAGTCCTTTGGGTATTGAATCCATAAGACTGTCTGAAAGATTGTTGACAAGTTTAAGTACATCACCCATCTGTTCTTTCATTGCTTCGTTCTTTAGCCTAGCTTCAGTTGCTTTCTCTGCCATCATTTGCATGTGTTCTTTATCATGCCTTGGTTTAAGATTAGCTAGTGAGTTAGGGTGTATCTTTTTCTTACCATCTTTAACATCTTCTTGCGTATAAGTTTTTTGGGTGTCTTCCACTTTTACCTCCGTTCTAGGTAGTTCCCTATAAGGTACCTAATTGCCTAGAAGGAACAGAGAAGCCCCTGGTTTCACGTTAGACGTTAAAAAAAGAAACCCTACCTAGCCTACAAGAAGCCAGGTAGAGTCCCTTAGAATGTAATCTATTGCGTTTTACTCACACTTATCACGCATATCTAGTGCAAGCAACGAAATAAACAACACGGAAATAAGAATAAACATTTTAATCCTTAGCTATTCTTATCCCTTTGGGTAATTAGTTTACATATTAAGGAAGTAAACTAGTTCCTTTTAAAATTCTGAGTCGTCAGCCTCAGCACCTTCAACATCGAAGTCCACCGAACCTGTATATTCAATTAGGTTTGTGATCTGAATTGCTGTAAGGATCGTAGAGATACCTTGTCTACCTGCAACATCATACTCTCTTCGATATACTTTGACGTTACCTACTGAGCCATTACCAATCTTAATGGTAGGTGCAATAGGTTGTTTCTTTCCATCAACAAGGACTACAGGGTCATTAGCAGAGCCATCTTTACGTACGGCTTTACGTTTCAAGTTGATTGCGACTCTACTTGGATCATCTTTGACAGGTTTAACTGTGCCATATTGAGATAGTTCCTCAGATCTTTCAGAAGGTACAACTAGCTGACACTCCCACTGGAGAGTACCAAAAGGTTCTGTTGGATTTTCAGGATCTACTTTGACATAGTTAAGTGTTACGTCACGGATGATAGAGGTTCCAAGAATTGCTGTCATATTTATTACCTTATATTATAATTTAAGTTTGGGATTTTTATCTTGATGCTTTATGCTTCAAGTCAAATTAGTTCCTTTAAAGTTGCACTATGTGCTTTCCAATTTCCAGAGGACACTATTGGGCTACGCTTGTAGCGTTCACCTTGTAAGGTGTATATCAATGCGTCTCCGAATTTAGTTGATACTTCTTCCTTGTCATAAAAGTTATTCACACTATCTTTAGAGTGGTAACCTTCTAACATATCAAGTCTTTCAAGTGTATCAGAGTCTACTTTGTATACTTCTACAAAGATAGACCCCTCACCTTTACGGATACCAGGGAAACTACCAAGTGAAAACATTTCATAGTTTGGTATCCACTCTCTTCCGATAAGCTTAGAGTTACCTAATACTCTATGATTACCTAAGCCTTCACGGAGTGAACCGTACACTGCTACTTTAGTCACGATATTAATCCTCTTTGGTTTCGTGTTTACTATACTCATCTATAAGAAACTCTTTATACTCTGAGCAATAGTCTTTGTATTGAAGAATAGGATCACCATAAGCAATCCTTTCATCAACGTTTTCTTTAAACATTTCTTTTTTAAACTCTTCAAAAGTCATAGCTACTCTTCTATATAATCAAGTAATATCAAAGGTATGTGGAAATCAACAAGACAAGAATCATCTGTCTCATCAGTAAATGCTATCTGAGCTATACCTCTTCTATGGTTTACTGAATGTATATAAAAGTAACCACCATAACCTTGGTGCTCAGCATTCATCCAATGACTAATACCTACATCATTACCACCAATAGAGCAGAAGTTTATAAATATTTCCTCAAGAGCACGGGTGATATCAACAGTGTCTCCCTCATGGATATCCATTTCATAGTAAGCATATTGAGTAAA